TTGCGGATTGCGTCCGCGCTGGCCCACGGCTTATTCGTTTTCGGATCCTCGAATATCGTGGCGTCTTTCATAAAGGTGAAGGTTTTCTGATTCGCCAGCACAGACATCGCCGCATCGTTCAGTTCCACCTTGCGCGTTCCTGCCTTTGTTTTAGTTCCCTTAATAACCCCTACTACACTCGCGTTCTGAACGTGTGCCGTCTTCCCGATAAAATCTATATCGCGCCAGCGCAGCGCGCATAACTCCGAGCTGCGTAAACCCGTCTGGATCGCGAACATAAACAGGTTGCCCCACTGCTTATTTGTAGCAGAGGAGAGGAGGGCATCCACTTCTGCTGGTGAAAGTGGATCGACAATATAATCGCTGTCGGCAGTCGATTTGTCGCTTTGATACCGGGATGCTGTCACCAGGGATACCGGATTCAGTTGGAGTACGCCATCTGTTACAGCCTCATCAAGCGCTGATCGCAAGAAAGAAAGTTGGTTGCGAATTGTCTTCAGCGTAGTGGCGCGGCTCTGGATCCACGTCTTCATTGCTGCCGGTGTAAGCTCGCTTGCAGGTAGTGAGTGAAGAGCTGCCAGCGCGCTACGACATTTTTTATAACCGCCGATGGTGGACGGCGAAAGTTTTCGCGTTTCACAGATGCTAAGGTATTCGTCCAAGTACATTTTTATTGTCTTCCCAGCGGCCGCATTGCCAAATAATTTTAACCGTGCAGATCGCGGGAAATATTCTGCATAAACGAATGTTCCACGCTCGATTTGGTTATGAATTTCGCCGAGGGTCCGCTCGGCGTATTTCAAGTTTTTGACGCTCACATCTAAATTTGAAAGGGGTTCTCTACATTTCACCCCTTTATAAGTGAACGTGATATTTATGGTTTCACCCTGGCTGTGCTTCCTGATGGTCACGCCGCGCGGGAGTTTAGGCGACTCTGTCTTGCCCATTTAGCTACCTCACTTAGATCAATCCATCTCTCCTTAACGCCTTCCACCTTCAGCACCTGAACTCCCTCCCTCCATACACCACGTTGAACGCGTTTATTGATGGCATCGAGAGTCTCGCCAGTTTCGCTGCAATAAGTTGAGATAGGGACACAATCGAGGTTCAGCATAGTTTTCTCCACTAGCCCGGCTGCACCCGGGCGTTTATCTTAGGCAATATTATCGTTGGCGATCGGGGATAGCCGTTGCCATATTGCCGAAACATACTTGGCCTGGTGCCGTGCATCCGCCAGCGCGTTATGCATATCACCCTCGAAGGGAATCTCATAGCGCGGGTTATACCCAACAGCGCGGCCCAGCTCTACGATTGTTCGAACGTCGCGGTCATTCCAGAATTTCCATGGGCAGAAAAGGCCATGACGTTCAAACGAGGCCCGGGTGATCACATTGTCGAATGTCGCCCCGTTACCCCAGACCTGCAGGTGATCCGGTACGCAGTTTTCTTCAATAAGTCGTCTCAGCCCGCCCAGCGCGTTGGTGATATTCACGCGTTTATCGCTAGTGATTTCTGCCCGCGCCTCGGCGCTCTGCTTCATCCACCAGAGAATGGTGCTGGGGTCAGCTGCTGCATCCCGAACCATGGATGATTCCAGATCCACAACGGCGTAATACTCGGGACCCAACTCACCGGTAGAGGGCTCGAACAGTACGGCCCCGATCGCGATGATGGGTGCGGTAGGCTTATTGCCCATCGTTTCAAGGTCGATCATTAAGTGGTTCATGTTTTTCTCTCCTGCTGTGGCGCAGCAGCAATCATTGCAGCCCAGCATAACTTAGTCCGGTGCGCCGCCAGCTCGCAGCCGCTCATTTTTTCGTATGTTTCCAACGCTTCCGGGTCACGAAATTCTTCTCGTAGCTCTGCCTCAAAGCCGTTAATAATCATGTCCTCAGTTGGAATGATCGGCACCAGTGCATAACCATCCGGCACTACCGGCGCTGGCGGGGCATGGCGATAGAGCTTGTCACCAATCCGCAAAGCCCCTTCGTAAAGCTCATGCACCGCTTTCCTGGCTGGACACTCACCAACAAGCTGTGCCGCCGTCACATAATCGCTAGGCTCAACAATTGCCACCGGCTCAGCCCTCAGCGATGCCAGCGCCATTTCAGCCAGGCGCAGGCGTATAGCTGTTTGCTGAGACGGAATTAGCTCGTCACGCTCGCGCCAGAAAGCAACTTCTTCACGAGCCTGATTGATCAACTGCTCTTTGGTGAATTGCATTATTCAGTCTCCGGCAGGCGATACAGTGCGACTACCCGATACTCATCACTCTCTACGCCGCGTGGCCCGTCGCCACCGCACGCCTCATCGTTCAGACAATCAACATTATCCTGTAGTATCCCCGCATCGCTGCCTACGCACTCTTCATCAAAATGCGGTACCCCGTCAGGGTCAGCAATGCCGTACATGAATGGCCTAGCAGTCAGTGCTGCGAGTGCGATAGCGAACAGCTCGTTATCCATCACCAGACCGGTGGCGTCAGGGTTGGCGTTGATGCGTCGGCGGTTGATTGCCGTGGCTTGCTTAACGCGTGCGATTAACTGCTCTTTGGTGAATTTGGTCATGGGTTAGTCCTCCCAGTAAGTGAGTTCTTCCGCCAGGCGGTCATCTGCCTCGGCCTGATTCGGGATATCAGCATCGGTTTCAATGCTGGCTCCTGCAAAATCACGAGCGCAGGCTTTCCGGTGCTTGCGGTTACCCATGCCCCATTCTGGGTTTTTCAGTTCTTTGTTCCATGCGCGCAGCATGAGTTTCATTGGTGACTTAGCCATATCAGCCCTCCCCGTTGATGCTGACGAGGATGCCAGCGGCTACCAGTTCTGCGGTGTTGGCATCCTGGCGAGCATTAGTCCGATTCGATCTGCATACCAGCGCCCAAAAATTCATATCGCAAATCAGTGCTACGCGCATTTCCGCCGTCAGGCGATAGCCGAGCTTGTTTGACTTGCCGACTGACCGCCGACGCTTGCGCATTAACTTGCGTACGTGCGCCGCGTTCACCTCAACCTGACGCTGCCTTGAGGCATAAACACCCTTCGGTGGAATCTTACGAGCTTGTTTTTGATAAGCGCTTAACAGATCATGCACGTCTGATGATTTAGATCTGCTCATGCTGATGCTCCTTTGCGAAGTTGGGCGGCGAACTCGATAGCATCGGCCTCGCTGATATCTGCGTGCATCTCCCGGGCAAACAACTCCACGCCCTGAGCGCGTACTTCAGCCAGGTAGGCGTCGGTGGCCGGGGTAGAAGGCATGCCATGACCAGCACAGGAATGATGTCCAGTCCTGACGTTCTCCACATAGCACTCCTCGCAAATGTATTTCTTCAGCCCGTCATTCTCAGCCGCCAGCGCATCTCGAAGCTTCGCTGTTTCGCGTTGCGCCACCAGTGCAACATCCAGTCGTGTGGCCAGCTCCCTTACCAGTTCAGCTGATGCTTTCGGCAAATAGCGTGCAGCGTGGTGGGCGGCGTGGATTAACTGAATATTGGTCAGGCGCATTTGCGGATCCCCATTAGTTCGTTGAACCGTGCCATGAACAGACCATAGGCCTGGCCGGGGCGGAGCGAGATAACGGTAAACAGATCGGTAGGTGGGATGCCGTCGAGCACTGGCCACACGGTACCGTCGTCGATGTCCAGATCCCGGCGTTCGGTACCGAGCATGACCAGGTCGGCATACTTCACCGTATCGTGCTGGTGGGCCGGTAATCCGAACTTCGCACGGATTTCGCTATCGACATATGCCTCGATACGCTGGTAATCCGGGAGCAGGCGTTTCAGCGGCGCCGGGATGTCCTGGCAATACGCTTCAGCAGCATCATGCAGCAGCGCTTCAAGCGCGAATTCTGCGGGAACCAGCTGGCTGACCAGCACTGAATGCTGCGCGACGCTGTAGAACTCCGGTAGGTGGCCGGCAAAGCGGCAGATGTGAGAAAGGGCAGTGGCAATATCCTCGATCACGATATCTTCGTGATTAATATTGAGGTAGTTAATATGCTTCCCGGATAGTGTCTGAATATATGACATTACGTGTTCTCCATTAATACGCGCTGCACCGCGCCTGATTTTTGGTTGAGCGAATCCCTCGCCTGCTGGCGATCGTTAATTTAATTTCGCTTCACTAAATGCCCCTGATGCGGGGCATTTAAGGCAACGTAATTAAGCGCTGAACGAGCCGATAAAGGTTTCCACCTGGCTGTCTTTGAACTTCTCGACCAGCAGATCACGGAACTCGGTGGCCATATCTTCCTGTTGGGCTTCAAGCTGAACAATGCGCAGTACCAGGGTAGGGCGATCGCCGCCGATGATGCTCAGTCGCAGCTTGAACGGACGCTCCGCCAGGCCCTCGAACGGCACGCAGCGAAACTCGAACGCCACCGGCATGATGTCCTGCGTGCGAGCTTCAACACTTTCCATCAAAGAGCGCTTGCCGCTGAAGTCCTGATCCTCGTAATCAGCTTTCTGGATGGATTCGATAGTGATCTTGCGGATCGCCGCCGCAGACTTCTTCGCGTCGATCGTTTCGCCGTCGGCATCAAAGCCGAGTAGGTTTTCTGCCCAATCTTCCAGCCACTCGGCCAACTCTTTCTGGCTGTGGCGATCACCGTTGACTGAAAGCAGGGAGGCGAATGGGGCGGTCTTTTTCAGTGCCAGGTGAGCGGTGTTGTCTGCATGCCCTGGGCTTTCGATTGTGCCGAGGTTGAAGACCGCCGCTGCGCGCATATCGTCGGCGTTGATAAAGCAGCGGCTACCTTCCGTAGCGTAGCCAGTGGAATAGCGCGTAAAGTCTTCAATGCTGGCGGTTACCATCTTGCCGCGGAAGCGGTAGCGCTCCAGGCAAAGCGACTCCAGGCTATCAATGCGGACACCCTGAGGAATGACTGCTGCAGGGCAATCCACGCTTTCAAGCTTCTCTTCCATATAGCGGGAGAGTGTCAGATCGCTAATTTTTTCGATCGCGGTACCGTCTAAAGAGTGGGACATGATTCTTCCTTAAGAAAATGTGAAAGGGTTATTGCTGGGCGCGCAGTTTCGCGTCAGCGTCGCCAGCAAGGGTGAACAACTGGCCCTGATCTTCCTGCAAGATGGTCAGCTTGCCGCCGCGGTTCACATACATTGGGGTTTCGGTGGTGTCCTCTTCGGAAGACTTTCCGCGCGGGGTAGGGCGCACATAGGAGAGCTTGTGCTTGACGTTGACGCGCTTCTCTTCGACAGAATTGCTCATGCGGTCAATTTCAAACGTCAGGGTTACTTTCCCTTTCTGGCCGTTGTTCAGTACGCCAAAAGCTACTTCACTAAGTGCGACGGCGATCTTGTTCTCGAACACCCCGCCGTCCAGTTCGCCCAGGAAATCGGGCACTTTGGTTAAACGTTCATTACTCATCGGTTTACCCTCAGAAGGCGGCTGCCACCGCCAGGTTAGTTTCTCCACACAACACAGAAGAGCATCTGCTGGTGGAACAGCCCGTGCGATTGGGTTATGAGCCGTCGCTACGGTGATGCTCTTGTGTGTTGCGTAAAAAAATTGCGGCATTTTCACGGGTAGAGACAGATGCCGCAAAAGACAGCAACGCAGCTTTTACAGGTTTTAGGTTGTGGTGGCGGCCCTTTCATGCCGCTGTAACGCCGTTTCCCTCCAGTCCGCGTTCTGACTGTTACCCCTGCGCATTACTTATGCCGGGCTTTGATCACCACAACTGAAAGAGCGCTGCCGGTATCCGACTCGAACGGATCATTTGGCTGCCTAACCCCTCCCATCTAAGGGAGCTGTACGGAATCGCACCGTCACTTATGCCTTGCTCGTCAGCACTCTTTCAGTTGTGTTGGTCTATTCACCCCTCCCGGTCCGGCAGCGCTACCTCGCCGGGAAGAATGAAAAGGGCAATTACGTTGCCAATCGGCTTGTTGGTCAGGGCTGTAGCGTCAGGTGCAGCCGCGCGGGGTTTGCTCACCGCCCCAAGTTATCCCCGCTATTCTTTAGCGCGAAACCTGAGAGAAACGCCTTCAAGTCTTTCGGCTTTCGCCATGTTCGGTGCGAATCATCCCCATCTTCTTACGCCTGGGGCGGCTACTGCGTGGGCGTCCTGCCTGTTCGCTGTTGCTTTCAGGTACATTATGTACCGTTATGGTACATTGTCAAGCACAAAAAAGCCCGCTTTCGCAGGCTCAAGATTAAAATTTAAATTTTGTTAAGGTACCTTCGAGGTTTTCCTGAAAAGATCACCGTACCGATTATGGAGCAACTGCCATCTATCTTAACGTAGGGCTCCGGCCAGCTTTGATTCAAGGCCTTCAGGTACTTACTGCCGCCATCCTCAATCAACCTCTTGAAGGTGGTCTCTCCTGAATCGTGCATTAACGCGATAACGTCATCGCCATGACATGCAGGAATTTCGGGATCTACAAAAATCATGTCGCCCGGACGGTACTCATCGATCATAGAGTCGCCAATCACGCGCAAGATATACGTCATGGGTCCGCACGGCACAGGGCACGGATAAGTTTCAACACTACTCAAGTCAACCTCGGCAAAGCCAGCTTCCGTCCATGCTCCTGCCTGCACCCAGGATATAACCGGAACCAATGTTATATTTCTATTAGTGTCTGATACGTCAGGACTTTTTGCAACATTAGTGGTTTGGTGTTCCTGATCCAACCATCCTAACGGCAAATCAAAGCATTTTTCAATATGACGAGCCATTGCATCGCCAATATTTTTAGACGCGCCATCCCCCATAAACCTGCTGGTTTGGGTAGGTTCTCTGTCGATCATGGTGGCGAAGTAAGTGTTTCCGCCGACACCGTCACGCAGCTTTCTGGCGTTTAACCGCCTAATTTCCTGAATCGTTTTCATCCCAGAATTAAACATTGTGTACCTTAAAGGTACAAGTACCTTGTAGGTTCATATTATTCATGTAATATGTACACAGGAGGTACATATTATGAAAGAGTATTGGGACTCTTTATCGAAAGAGCAGCAGTGCGAATTAGCAGTTAGCGTCAAATCAACCCCTGGTTATCTGCGTTTGGTTTTCAACGGCTACAAAAAGGCAGGATTCGCCCTCGCCAAAAAGCTCGAAGAGATCACAGCAGGTGCAATAACTAAATCTGATTTGCGACCTGACATCTACCCGAAACAGTAACCAAGAACACGAAGAAAAGACACCACAGCATCAAGGAGTTAACCGTGGATAACCAACAACACTGGCAAGTCGAAAAGCAACCCGCATGGCTGGTGGCGGCAATTAAAAAGACCATCTCAAGCCTGCCGGGCGGTTACGCCGAGGCGGCTGAATGGCTGGGCGTGACAGAGGATGCACTCTTTAACCGCCTGCGCACTGGTGGCGATCAGATCTTCCCAATGGGCTGGGC